AACAGATCAAATCTCTTTTTACGCCGCGCGCCGAAGCCCCGGTGAATCAGCCTCAAAAACCCGCGCCCGTACAGGCAAACCATAATCCGCCAGCACCTCAACAGCCTGCGCCGCAGATGACAAACATCGATATCACCGCGCTGGCCCAGCAGTTGCAGCAGCAGATGCAGACGGCGAACGCGGAGCGAGTGAGTTCCGTCTCAGCCGTGTTTGAGGCATTCCCGGCCTTCGCGACGCTGAAGGCGGAATGCCTGGCCGACTTCACCTGCAACGCCGAAAAGGCCCGCGACAAACTGCTGCAGGCGCTGGCGGCGGGTACCACCCCGAGCGCCGGTCCAGGGGCCGTTCACCTTTATGCCGGTAACGGCAATCTGGTCGGTGATTCTATTCGCGCTGCGGTAATGACCCGCGCGGGCTATGCGCAGGCCGAGAAGGATAACTCTTACAACGGTTACACCCTGCGTGAACTGGCGCGCGCCTCCCTCGTCGATCGCGGCATCGGTATCTCCGGCGCAGGGACGGCGCAGGCGATGGTCGGTCTGGCGTTTACCCACAGCAGCAGCGACTTTGGCAATATCCTGATGGACGTGGCGCACAAGGCAGCGCTGATGGGCTGGGATGAGGCCACAGAGTCATTCGAACAGTGGACCCGCAAGGGTACGCTGACCGATTTTAAAACTGCGCACCGCGTTGGTCTGGAATCACTGGCATCGCTTCGCAAGGTCCGCGCCGGGGCAGAATATAAATATGTCACCATCAAGGATCGCGGTGAGCCAATTGCGCTGGCCACCTACGGCGAACTTTTCAGCATTGACCGCCAGACCATCATCAACGATGACCTGGACATGCTGACCCGTATCCCGCAGGCGATGGGGCTTGCTGCGCGTGCCACCGTGGGCGATCTGGTGTGGGCAGTGCTGACCAGCAACCCGAAAATGTCGGACGGTAAGCCGCTGTTCCACGCTGACCACGGCAACCTGGTCTCCGCTGACCTGAGTATCGAAGGTCTGGATACGGCGCGTAAGGCGATGTTGCTGCAAAAATCCGGCGATCGCCGTCTGAATATTCGCCCGGCCTACATGCTGACGCCAGTGGCTATCGAGTCCCGGGCTAACCAGCTGATCAAGTCTGCAAGCGTGCCGGGCGCGGATGCCAACAGCGGTATCGTGAACCCGATCCAGAACTTTGTGACCGTGGCCTCTGAGGCGCGTCTGGATGACAGCAGCTCTACCGATTTCTACCTGACCGCTGCGCAGGGACGCGACACTATCGAGGTAGCGTATCTGGATGGTATTGATACGCCGTATCTGGAGCAGCAGCAGGGCTTTACCGTTGACGGTGCTGCCTTCAAGGTGCGCATTGATGCCGGGGTGGCGCCGCTTGACTGGCGAGGCATGGTTAAAGCCACCAAAAAATAATGACCGTCATCTGACGGTTTTTTTTACGGAGCGGCGCGTGCTGCTCCTTTTTATTTCTGGAGAAAAAAATGGCGAAAAATTATCAGCAGGACGGCAACACCCTGGATTTTCAGAATACCGGTGCGACTGATATTCATTCTGGGGACGCCGTGCTTTCTGGCTTGCTGGTGGGCGTCGCTCACGATGACATCCCTGCAGGGCTGTGGGGCGTGCTGCACACCACGGGCGTATTCGTTCTGCCAAAAGCGGCGGAGGAGGTCACTGTTGGTCAGAAGCTCTATCTGGCAGACGGCAAACTGACCGCGGAAGCGGGTGAGTCGGCGACTCCGAACCCTCTGGCGGGTACTGCCTGGGCTGCGGCTGCGGCGGACGTCGATGCTGTTCCGATCCGGCTGGGATACTGATGAACCGCTTTCGTGCCCGGCTGGCTCGTGCGGATGCCCGGATCTCCCGGGCTTTTTCCGAGGCACTGCCCGCCGTACTGACCATCGACGCTGAGGTGCGGCCTGTTACCGTGATTTTCGAGACGCCCGATGCCCCGGTTGACGTGCCCGGCGGTGGGCAAATTCAGGATCGCTCTCCGGCCTTCAGCGCGATGACCGCCGATATCGCGGGGCTTGAGAAGCACCACGGCGTGGAAATCAACGGCACGGCTTATCGTGTGACGCATGTCGGGGCTAATGAAGAAGGCCGCACCCGCGTCACGCTGGCGTATGGCGCACCGGGTAAGGTGCAGCCGGACATCAATAAGTGGAGCTGATATGGCGCGTGACTCCAGATTGCGGCGGGATTTACCTGTCGATATCGATGTGGATGCCATCTGGCGGATAGCTGAGCACATTGGTGCCACCCATAAGCAGTTTCGGGCAGCGTATTCCCGCGCTCTGAAACGTACCGCCGCTACCCTGCGTAAAAAAGCGATGGCAGACCTGAAGGACGGGCTGGCCCCCCGCAGCCTGGACCTTGTTCGTCGACGCCTGCTTTCCTTTCGCCTTGATCGCGCATCTCAGTCAAAACTGGATAACTTTCGTCTCTGGTTCGGCCTGAATGCCATCAAGGTCAAAGATCTTAAAGGTCGGATTAATGGGCGGGTGCGGCCTCGCCATTCCCGACGTGAAAAATCCACCGGACGGTTTATCAAGGCGCGACGCCAGGCGGACAATGCCGGGTTTATGCCAAAGGGCAGCGTGCTTACCCCGCGCACATTTGATAATGGGGAAGTGGCACGATCCCGTCGTGAGAACAGGCGAACGGTGGTTATTCGCGATCCTGACACGCGCCGCACCCGCGAGGCGGAAGTTGATATTTATGAGCCGATGCTGAACTACATCGAAGATAACGCCTTTGCGGAGGCGATGGAGATTTTCATGCATCACTTTGAAACCGATCTGCGCGGGCGCGTGAAAGCCCGTATTTCTGTCTGAGGTGAACCATGGCTGAGCCATTACTGCTGGGCCAGTATCACGATGCCGTCACCGGCGCGCTGAAAAAAATTGACTGGGTGCGCGACGCCGATGCCTATCCGGAAAAAAACGTGCCTCGATTTACCGGACTGACCACACCTGCGGTGTATTTCTCCATTAACAGCTGGGAGCAGGGCGGAGGCAACGAGGGGCAGCTCAACGTAAATCTCTCCTGCGATTTATCCGTTGTCGTGGATGCGGCAGGCGTGGGCATCAGCAGGCCGGAAATTTTTCTTCGAACGGCGGCAGCCGATATCACTCAGTGGATTGACGGCCAGCAGTTCGGCCTGACGCATCTGGAGCCCGCCATTTTTATCGATGCGGCACGCGATGAGTTCGATCCTCGCATGGATGACTATCTGGTCTGGAGAATTTCCTTCACCCAGTCTGCCGCCTTTGGCGCCGATCCGTTTGCACAGCTGAATGCCCCGCTGAAATCGGCATGGCTTGGCAAGGCGCCGGATATCGGTCGCGCGCACGTAGACGATTACCAGCTGATTTACGAGGCCAAACCCGATGAGTGATATTGAGGGCGATTTGCAGCGCCGCCTGGCGAATATCGTCCGGCGTGGTGTTATTCATTCCGTAAAGCACGACGGTATCCCGAAATGCCGGGTGGACCTTGGCGACATCACCACCACCTGGCTGCCGCTCTGCCAGGGCTTTTCAGGTACGAACCGGGCAGACTCGAATCCTTATGCGGTGGGCGATGCGGTCACGGTGCTGTCGGAGGCGGGCGAGCTGAATAATGGCCGGGTGTTTCCCGGCTGGAATACCGGCGGACTGCCGGTACCGGAGGGTAGCGACAGCGAACATATTACCCGGTACGGCGACGGTACCGAGATCCGATATGACCGTGCCGCGCATGCACTGACCATCACCCTGGCGGAGGGCGGAAGATACAAAATCATCGGTAAGGGTACGCTGGACGGCCCTGTGGAAATCACCGACACCCTGACTGTTCAGGGGAAAACGCAGATAAATTCCGACACGAGCGTGGCCGGAAATATCGGGGCGACACAGGAGATCTCGGACGGTACCGGAAAAATGAGCGGGATCCGCGAAACCTATAACCGGCATGACCACAAAGAAAATAGTGACGGTGGCGGAACCACAAATCCCCCCAATCAACAAATGTGACCTGCCGCGGCAGGTTTTTTTATGCCTGGAGAAAATGAATGGCGAATTTACATGGTGTAGAAACGATCGAGTTGACGTCGGGTACGGTCGCGGTCACGACGATCCAGACGGCCATTATCGGTCTGGTGGGTACCGCGCCGGATGCCTCAGCTGGTAGTCCGGCAGTGGGTACCGTCGGGACGCCAATACTGGACAACGTTGTGGAGTTTTCCGCGACGCTCGTCGGCAGAGCTGGCAATGTTCTGGTGGTTAACGCAACGGCTGGCGTTCCCGATGCGGAAAATCCCGCAGAGGTGGAGACGGCTGCCGTCTGGGACGCCGCTGCTACAACCCTGAGCATCACGCTGGGCTGTGATGAAAGTGGCAAGCTGAAAGCAACCCCTGCAGACGTAGTTACTGCCATCGATGCAGTAGCGGACACGAAAGTGACGGCATTGGGAACCGGCAGCGGAATTGTCTCTCCGTTTAGCCTGCAGCTGGCCGGCGGCGAAGATGAGCCGTTCCCGCTGAATACGCCAGTTGCGATTGTGGGTACCACGATGCTGTCCCGACTGGGTGACAAGGGCACGCTAAAACAGGCGCTGACCGAAATCAACGACCAGCGAAATGCCCTGACGGTGGTGGTCCGCGTTGCTGAAAACGCTGATGCGCAAAACGCGGAAAAACAACGGGCAGCGGTGCTGGCCGGGATCGGCGCACTGTCGTCTGCCAAATCCGTGACGACGTACCAGCCCCGTATCGTGATTGCGCCGGGATTTAGCGAGGATGATGCCGTGGGCAAGGCGCTGGAGACCGTTGCGGGCAAGCTGCGGGCGGTGGCGTATGTTGACTGCGCTAGGGGTGCCACGCTGCAGGAGGTGGTGCAGCGCCGTCAGTCCTATGGCATGCGCACCGAGTTGCTGCGCCCACGCGTGCAGGTCAGCAACGCCGACGGCCAGCTGGTCTACCGACCGTATTCAGCATTCGCGGCGGGGCTTCGCGCCCGCATCGATTTTGAAAAGGGATGGTGGTGGAGCAAATCCAACCAGGACATTAACAACATCCTCGGAGTGGAGCAGATCGACGAATTTATTCTGGGCGATGAAAACTGCGACGCCAACCTGCTCAACATGCAGAACGTATCCACCATTATCCGCCGGGCGGGGTTTAAACACTGGGGGAACCGCCTGTGCGGTACCGACCCGCAGTGGCGTTTTGAATCAGTTCGTCGCACTGCCGACGTCATCGAGGACAGTATTCAGGAAACGATGCTGGAATACGTTGACCGCCCGCTGGACCGGGAGAACGCCGACGACATCATCGGCACCATCAATGCCTACATGCGCCAGCTGGTCGGGCTCGGGGCCATTTTTGGCGGCCGCGCATGGCTGGATGAAGAGCTTAATACCGCTGAGAGCATGGCGGCGGGCGTGCTCTATATCAACTATGACTTCGGTCCGAAATCGCCGACTGAACTTATCAGCTTGCGTGTCCGGGTAAATAACAACTATGCACTTGAGGAGATGCTGGCAGCATGAGCGAAAAAAACACGTTACGCGTCTGGACCTTCTTCAGGCAGGGGATCCGCATTCAGGGCGCGCATGAATTCACGCCGCCGACGTTGTCCATCGTTAAAACAGACCTGCGAACCGGCGCGCAGGATGCACCTTCTCCCGTGGACGACGGCATGGAGGCCCTGACCTGTCAGCTGAGATTCTACGGTATCGATACGGACATGCTGACTGCATTTGGGTTTGTCAGCGGCAGCCGCCCGCGCTTTACGGCCTATCAGGG